GATTTACAAACAATTACAAACAAAAATCGCTATGATCACCGAGGACAAAGTTACTGAAAATCGCTGTAATATTTGCAGGAAATCGGAAGTTTAACGCAATTCGGCTTGATTATTAGGGCTATACGGTGTAAATCGCAGCAAATCCGCCACCTGCCACGAGGCAGGAAAATGCGGATTATTGAAACAGAAATGTTTTCAAATCGTTACCCGAAAGCAGGATAATTACCTCCGCTAAAGAGGAGAAAAACAGCGGTTTTCCGTGCATCCGTTGCTGTTGCTCTATTGCTCTATATTTTGCATAGCAGGGTTAGGCTCTTTCATGTTTAATTTTGCAACCAAAAAGAAAAGACAATGGCAAGAAGCACATTCAAGGTGCTGTTCTATGTGAACGGCAGCAAGGAGAAAGACGGCATCGTCCCCATCATGGGACGGGTTACAATCAACGGCACGGTGGCTCAGTTCAGCTGCAAGCGCACCATCCCAAAGGAGTTGTGGGATGTGAAAGGCAACAGGGCGAAAGGCAAGAGCAGGGAAGCCATCGCCACCAACCTCTCGCTCGACAACATCAAGGCGCAAATCATCAAGCACTATCAGCGTCTTTCCGACCGTGAGGCGTTCGTCACGGCGGAGATGGTGCGCAACGCCTATCAGGGGCTGGGCAGCGAGTACGACACCCTGATGAAAGCGTTCGACAGGGACTGCGCCTCTCTGTTCAAGCGTGTGGGTAAGGACAGGAGCATGGGAACATACAAGGTGATGCTCAGGGCGAGGAACAACACGGCGAGGTTTATCCGCCACAAGTACAACCGCAGCGACATGTCGATGCTGGAACTCACCCCCGACTTCATCAGGGACTTCGCCGTGTACCTCAGCACGGTGAAAGGAAACAGGAACGCCACGATATGGATAAACTGCATGTGGCTCAAAGGCGTGGTGATGCGTGCGCACTTCAACGGCAAGATACCGAGAAACCCGTTCGCGCAGTTTCATATCAGCCCGAACACGAAGGAGCGTGCGTTCCTCACGGAGGACGAGTTGAAGACACTGGTTTCGCACGAGTTCAAGGACAGCCATTCCGCCTTCGTGCGTGATTTGTTTGTCTTCGCCTCCTTCACCGCCCTTTCCTTCGTGGACTTGAAGGAACTCACCACCGATGAGATTGTGGAGGTGAACGGCGAGAAGTGGATACTTGCAAAAAGGCACAAGACACAGGTGCCGTACCAAGTGAAACTGCTCGATATACCCTTGCAAATCATCGACAGATACCGACCGTTCCAGAAGGACAACTCCATATTCGGGGACATCAACTACTGGACGGTCTGCAAGAAGCTCAAAAAAGTCATCAGCGAGTGCGGGATAACAAAGGACATCTCCTTCCATTGCGCAAGGCACGGCTTTGCGACATTGGCTCTGAGCAAGGGCATGCCGATTGAGAGCGTGAGCCGTGTACTCGGACACACGAACATCGTAACCACACAACTCTATGCGAAGATAACCACCGAGAAACTCGACACCGACCTCTCCATGCTCGGCAGCAAGCTCAACGCCTCATTTGGCAATATTAAGATGGCATGACAATGAAAGGGAAAGACATAAGCAGCAATGCCCGTCGAATAATCACGATAGACGAGCACGGGAACATCGTCATACCCAACGGCGAAATATGGATGGGCGAGTTTGAGATTGCCGACCTGTTTGGCGTGTTCGGACATACCATCCACACGCTGGTCAAGAAGATATACAGGGATGGACTGCTGCACCCCTGCACGGCAGAGAGGAACATCAGGGTGGCGGAGGGTCGCTGGCTTGATGCGTACAGCCTTGAAATGGTCATAGCCCTTGCGTTCCGTATCAGGTCGCAAAGGGCAAAAAGGCTTTGGGAGCATGTCATCGCAATGCTGAACGAACGGCACGAAAGGTTTGTCATGCTCCTTCCTGCACGGGCAGGCAGTCCCTGCTGAAACGCCTTGACAGAGGTTTATAGAGGTTTATCCCCTTGTGTCGATGGGGAAATAAACCTTTTTCTTTTTGGGTGGTTGAAGGGCAGGGATAACAGTTAGGGACGAGTCGTATAGGACTGCCGAGAAAAGAAAAACATACCGAACACAACTTCTTTTATTTTGATGAATTGATGAATATTGATATAATATGATTGAATATCAAGCGATTGCAAGTTCATCAACATATCATCAGACGCTTGCGAACGATGAAAGAAAAAGGCATTTTCCCTTTTTCAGCAACCCTCGACAAATCCTGCAAAATTATCCTCCTGTTCCCCTCAATTATTGCTCCGCACCTCCCTGCTTTCCCCTGTTTTTATTCCATTCCGTTTTTCTTTCACCGTTCCGCGCCATTCTTCACAAGTAGTTTTCCGAACGATGTCCGTAACTTTGCACGATGCTATATATCAACCATTTAAGCAAGAAAGAAATGGATAAGAAAAACAATGACGGGCTGCTGGAAGATATGCCCGAAAAAAGAAAAAAGGACGGGGCTTTCGTCCGTGTGGGCACAACGCTCTACAAACTTGCAGACATGCCTCTTGTCGGAGGCGGTTTTGTAAGGAAGCGCATCGTGTGGAACAACGAGACGCTCCGTCAGGACTACGGCAGGGACTATCTGGCGACCGTCCCGAAGTATGACGGTTTTTGCACCGTCCCCGACCATGTGAACTATCAGCCCGTAGTAGGCAGTTTCCTCAACCTCTACGAGCCGACGGGGCATCATCCGAAGCAAGGTGTGTTTCCCCATATCGAGGCATTGGCAAGGCACATCTTCGGGGAGCAGTACGAACTTGGCATGGACTACCTGCAACTACTCTACCTGCAGCCCATAGAGAAACTGCCCATCCTGCTGCTCGTATCAGAGGAGCGCAACACGGGCAAGAGCACGTTCCTCAACTTCCTCAAAGCCCTCTTCGGGGGCAATGTAACCTTCAACACCAACGAGGACTTCCGAAGTCAGTTCAACTCGGACTGGGCAGGGAAACTGCTCATCCTCGTGGACGAGGTGCTTCTCGACCGCAGGGAGGACAGCGAGCGGCTCAAGAACCTCAGCACCACCCTTTCCTACAAGGTGGAGGCGAAGGGCAAGGACAGGGATGAGATTTCATTCTTCGCCAAGTTCGTACTATGCTCCAACAACGAACGTCTACCCGTCATAATCGACACAGGAGAGACACGCTATTGGGTGAGGAAGGTGGGGAGGATAGAAAAGGACGACACGGACTTCCTGCAAAGGGTAAAGGAGGAAATACCCGCCTTCCTCTATTTTCTCCAGCACCGCACGCTCTCCACGAAGAAAGAGAGCCGCATGTGGTTCAGTCCCGAACTCATCCACACGCAAGCCCTGAGCAGGATTATACGGAGCAACCGTAACAGGACGGAGGTGGAGATGGCGGAAACCTGCCTTGAAGTCATGGACTGCATGAAAGCGTCCGCTTTCTCTTTCTGCATCAACGACATGCTCCTTCTGCTGAACTGCGCAGGCTGCAGGACGGACAGGACGCAGGTAAGGCGTATTGTGCAGGATATATGGAAACTCACTCCTGCCGAAAACACGCTCACCTATACGACCTGCCAACCGAGCTATGACAACATGCGCCCATACACGGAGGTAAGGCGCACGGGGCGTTTCTACACCGTCGGCAGGAAGCAGTTGGAGGAAATGCAGGGATAGGGGGAGTGGAAATGATGAAACTCAGCTTTGACAAGCGGCTTGATGAGGACATAATGAAAGCATATTGTACTGATTTCCAGATTATTGAAACAAGATTCATCAATTCATCAGAATTTTCATCACTCCGACTTCGGTGGGAAACGGCAGTGGCATTACAGGCGGAAACGGAACAGGCAAGACACGCTGATATAAGCAACAGAAAAAGGCAGTCACGGCAAGCCGTGCATTCTGTATTTCCAAGCATGCAGGGTATTCAGATATTCGGGTGCAGTCCAAGTATGCCTTCGGAGAAACAAGTCCAATCGGCAGCACCGATGGAGAAGCCGTGGGGACTTCAGAATACAAGGGAAAGAAGTGGCTGGGGCAAATGCCCACGTGGTAAGCACGGTACGGATATTTTCAAAAGACAAAATACCGTAGCTTA